ATTCTTCCTCTTATAGAAATCTTTTTCAGGTTTGTACTTCCCACATACAGAACAGAAATAAGATAATCCATGGTCCTTGTCCCAAATTCTCCTATTGATAAATTCTTTCATTACAATAAATATAAAAAATTATATCCAAATAAACAATTAAACAAAATTTTTTTTTGTTTTAACTTGAATTTATAGGATGTATCATCTATTTATTACTCGGGTCTTAAAATGGTTTCATCCCATCTTTATACAACGATAGAGAAAATGAAAGATTACTGTTCTTTACAAAAGGTTATTATCTTCTTGATAGTATAAGAGTAACTAACTTATATGAAGGTCCAAGATAATAAAGATATCACATCAGTTTACCAGTGGGAGCAATATGAAAAACCATAACTCCTGACAAGGAACTTATTACAGAACAGATGTGCCACCAGGATATGTGGGTTTGTAGTAGAGCTATGATACTGTAAGTTGTTAAATAAAACAGTTGAATATAAAAGGTAACGAATTCTACCTACGGTGTGTTGGGAAAATCCTTGAGGGATTTTCCACTTCCGTGGGAAACAATGTAGGTTCCTTGGATATAGGAATAACTATATCAAATAGAAAAAAAAATAACACAATTTGGATTTAAAAAAATGAATTCTTATCATTGAAAAAAACAAATTATGAGAATAAGAAAAGTAGAACACATCTGTGACAACAACACAGATAATATTTTATCATTCGTAGAATTGAATGACCTATATATGGTTTGTATAGAAACCGGAGATAGACCTGACACTATTATGTATTTAACAAAAGAAAATTTAGAAATTTTGATTGATGATTTAAAATTTTTATTATGAAACTTCAAGAATGGCAAACAGGTTCTGAATGTAAACTCACCTCATTGGAAAGATTGAGGTTACATAATATTTGGTTGAATGATATGAAGGAAGAATTGAAAAAAAATATTTCCAATAAAGAATCAATTACTATCCTTACTGAAGAGGATATAGAAAAAGAAAAAATGTAAATCATGGGTTTTAAATTACCAAATAAGATTACAGAAGGTCAAGTGAAGATTATGAACTCGACAAATCCTGAACTGATAGGTAAAATCGGAATAGTTCAACGAGTAAACATTTCAAGAAGTGTTGCAAATGTGAAACTCGAAACCGGAGATATTGTAGAAATTCCTATAAAAGATTTGTCGAAGAAACTTGACTAATATTTAATAGTTATGAATGAATATATCATAACAACAATCATATCCTCAATAACAGGTATTGGGGGTTTTATATGGGGAATAAGAAAAGATAAAGTTGATTTGGTATCAACAAGTTTTAAAAATATCTTACTTCAAATACAAGTTTACGAACAAATAATCGATGGACTTAGAAGTGAAATAAAGTTATTGACAGAGAAGATTGACGAACAACAAAAAATTATTAGACACCTCGAATCTCGTATTGAAGATTGTGTAGGTCATAAAACCAATATTTAGACAGGAGTTTTCCTGCATATCCGTCTGTCATTATCTATTCTTTTATTTTTTCTCCTGTCTAATAACCCTCTGTTTCTACAGAGGGTTTTTTATTATATTTATCTATATGAAAGATTTTAGAGAGAGAATTACAGAATACTTTTCCTTTTCACCCAAAGAAAGGGATGAACTAATTTTGGAGTTGTCACAATTTTATTTCGAGAAAAATGTTTCAACCAAAAATATTGATGAGTTCTTGTTGACAATAGACCAATTGATATTTTTCATTGATATGGAATATAAATTTTCACTCAAGACTGAGTCATATAATAGGTCAGAAATCTATTCAAAATTGTCAAAAATTTTCTATAATATAAGAGAACAGGTATTAAACGAAGAAGAAAATGGGTTGTAATTGTAAGAAGAAAAAACAAGTAATAAACAATTTGAACATTCCAAGTTATGTTCAACTCGCACGTGACTTCATGGCGTCAATCTACAATACCCCTGTGGAGTCATTAGAAGACCACAAGTTAGCTGAAGCATATCATATCTATAATTCTATTTTCCCGAACTCAAAAGGACAACCATCCAAAGCAGAATTGATTACAATCATCAACAACGCCGCAAACTATAAAACAAAAAAATAATGGAACAACCAAAAAAACCCGTGGGAAGACCAAGAGTTGAAACATACCTTGACCCCGAGTGGTCAAAAATAATCATTGAATCAGGTAGACAAGGAAAACATATAACAGATTTCCTCATCAAACTTGGTATCAGTTGGGAAACACACTATGAACTTCTAAAAAGAAATAAGAAATATTCAGAGACCGTCGCTACCTATCAGAAGTTCTGTGAGAACTATTGGTATCAAATAGGACTTGACGCGATGAACAAGAATGGTGGGGTTGGATTCAACTCAAGAATGTGGAGTTTGGTTATGAGAAATAAATTCAAAGATAATTGGCGAGATGAAAAATCCGTGGATGTAACCACTCAAGGTGAGAAGATAAAAGAAGATAATCCAATTCAAATTGAGATTATCAGAAAACAAGTAGACAATGGCGAAATCTAAATCATCACCATCCACCAAGATAAACTTTGGGAAAAGAAAAGGTGGAAAACCAAAGAAACACAAAGGACCTAAAGAAAAAAATAAATCAAAATACCGAGGGCAGGGCAGATGATAATCGCAAAGAATGGATTCGTAAGATATGATGAATACCAAAACGCAGTATACAAGATAAGTTCCAACAGAAGAGGAACAACAATAGATACAATCTCAATATGGATTGGAACATACCTATTCACAGATTGTGACAATTACAAAAAACATACAAGAATGTTATCAAGGAAGTTGAATAACTTTTTCAACAAACATTCCAAAGATGGTTATTACAAACCAAAGTTCTTGTTGATTGAACACTTACCTGACTCACTCAGATTGAATGGAAAAGGATATATAAGTTATGAACCATTCCTATTCTTGGAAGAAAGGTATACAAGAGATTTTGTTCACCCATACATTGAATCATTATTTCAACAGATGGATGATGAAATCTTTTCCGAAAGAAAAGATTTCATAATTAAAAAAGCAGGTAAAAATAAATTACTTGACCAAAGTACAAACTACCATAGTATTTGAACATCTTCTCAAAGCACAAGAACTTGGAAAGAAGATTGTAACAGCACAGGGTGGAAGTCGTTCAGGGAAAACAATGAACATTCTGATATTCTACATTCAGAAGTTATTACAGACCCAAGGCAAGACTTTATCCATCGTACGTAAGACTTTACCTTCCCTAAAAAATAGTGTCTTAAAAGACCTTATTCAGGTCCTTGAGATGTATGGGATTTACAACCCATCCAATTGGCACAAACAAGATGGATACTACGAACTACCAAATGGTTCAATAATAAATTGGTTCAGTTGTGATGAACCACAAAAACTCAGGGGTTCCAAAAGACATTTTCTTTATTGTAACGAAGCAAACGAACTAACCCTTGAAGATTGGAGACAACTAATCATGAGAACAGAGGAATTCTCCATTCTCGATTTTAATCCATCAGAAATAAATTCATGGGTTTATGACTTGGAGAAAAGAGAAGATTGTTATTTCTTCAAAACAACGTGGAGAGATAATCCATTTATACCACAATCAATAATTGATGAAATCGAACGCCTTAAAGAAACTGACGAACAATACTACCGCATCTATTCCCTCGGCGAGAAAGGGATTCCCACAACACTTGTATTCAACACATGGAGAACGACGGACACTATCCCAATGGATTGTAAACTCTTGGGAAGAGGGATGGATTGGGGGTTCAATTCCCCAACAGCACTCGTAGAAGTTTATCAAAGAAATGATGAACTTTATCTCAAGGAAAAACTCTATGTAAAGAATTTAACGATGGGTGATATCATCTATAAATTGGACGAATTAAAGATTGAAAAGACAGACTCTATATGGTGTGATTCTGCTTTACCACAGAATATCGAGGAATTAAAGAGAAATCGTTACAACGCAAAACCTGTATCAAAACAATCAATCCTGTCAGGGATTGATAAAATAAAACGACACAAGGTCTTTATTACAAACGATTCACCAAATATACTTTTAGAATTCCAATCATATAAATGGAAAACAGATAAAGACGGAAAGTTATTGGATGTTCCACTCGATGAAATGAACCACGCATGTGACGCGGTAAGATATGTCCTTGATTCCACATTAAATAAACGACAAGGTAATTATAGAATATTAGTATGATTAAAGTAAAAATTGGAAAGAAAGAATACGAAATCGAAGAATCGATGACCGTAGAACAATACCAAAGAATCCAACTACAAAAGGTTTTTTTGGAAAATGTAAACCCCTCAAAGTTATTGTCGGTTTATCTGAACATTCCTGAGACAGAACTAAAGAACGCAAACAGAGAACAAGTTGAATTCGTCGAAGCATTCATCTTCAAACGTCTTACAGAAAACGTTACCAAGGATATGGTATTCACATTTGAATACCAAGACAAGACCTATGGATTTGAAAACGATTGGGGAAAGTTAGCATGGGGTGCGTGGAAGGATTTGGAATTCCTATCCTCACAAGATATCACAGAGAATATCCACAAGATATTATCTGTGTTGTATAGACCTGTAACAAAGATGGATGGAACAAAATATGTTATCGAACCCTATGACGCAGACACCATCGAAGAAAGAGCAGAATCATTCAAAAAAATACCAATCAAGATTTGGTTCGGGTCCGCACAACTTTTTTTTTTCATAAGCAAAACATACATCGAAGATATAAAGAGTTCTTTGGAATTACAGACCAAGATTTACCGACTGACGGAGAAGGGGATGAAGGTATTTCCAAAATGGGTCCGAAAGAAGTTACGGCTCGATTCTATTTTAGAGCAACGCTTGAACTCTGTCAAGAAGATATCACAAAAATTCGTGTCATAGATAATCTCCCTATTTATATATGTCTAAACACACTCTCAGTTTTCAAGGACCGAAGGGAACAAGAACGAAAGGAGATTGAGAAAATGAAACAAAAATCGAAACAATGGAAGAATATGTAGATTTTCATAAGGTCTTGGATATACTTCAATCGTTCCAAGAGAACAATCCAAGATTGAACTCATTCGGTTATGGTAACCTCGTTGACTTCGGAAAGAATGTCTCAGGTACTACCGTGGTCTATCCATTCTTATTTATCGTACCATTGTCAATTCAATACGACGAAAATACAACGACGTATCAGGTTTCAGCAATCTTTGCTGATAGATTGAACGAGGATTTAACAAACGAAAAAGATTGTGTGTCTGATATGTCCTTATGTGCGAGAGACCTATTATCTCAAATCAAACGTGGGGATTTATTTGATTATTTTGAGACCATCTTACCCGCACAGGCACAACCATTCATGGAAAGGTTTAACGACAACGTAGCAGGTGTCGCACTCGACCTCAACATACAAGTATTTGAAGACATCAACGCATGTGTTCAATACCCAACCCCCACACCTTCTCAAACTCCTGACCAACCAACTCCAAGTGTGACCCCCACAAGTACAGTCACTCCGAGTGTTACAGCAACTCAGACGAATACTCCTTCGGTCACCCCAACTAACACAATGACCCC